CGGTTCGCCGACCAGCTCCCAGGACGACCCGTTCCAGACGACAAAGGTCTGTTCTGCGGCGATCCAAGCTAACCAGCCGGGACGCGGGACCAGCCGCATCCAGACCCCATCGACCCAAAAGGCGACGTTCAGATCCCAACCTGCCCAAAGCCCGGTCGCGCCGGATGCCACGATATGTCGGTCGCCATCGGTCGGGCTGACGGGTGGGGCGGTGCGTGTTCGGTCGAGGACCGACAGTTGCACCATGGCATCCAGCAGCCGAAGCGCCTCGTTGTGGGTGACATGCTTTTGCGCCTGCGAAGCCAGGATGTAGGGCAGCAGGAGATGGGTGGTGATGTCGGACATGGGAGCGCTTTCAGAAGGTTAGCGTGACGGATCGCCCAGCGCCCCGGCCGATCAGGGCTGAGAGCTGGTAGACGCGAATGGCGAGGGATTGGGCGGGGCCGAGGGGTGCGCCCCAATCGGTGGTCTGCTGCGCGGCGGTGTAGAGGGCGCTGGTCGTGGCAGTCGTCAAGGATCGCTTGACAACTGACCCGTCCAGAATGTCGACCTGATAGGCCTCACTGTCCTCGGCCAGTGGTACATCGCCAACGCCCCACGTATCGGCGGCCAGCGACCGCGACCGGCGCGTCCAGCGGATCGTCAGATCGCCGGAGTTGCGCGCGATGCGCCACGGCTGCTCGACATGCGCGACCGAGAACGGCCGCAGCCCAGCGCCCTCGGGCGTGAAGGTGGTGGCGACAAAGGTTTCGTCGCTGACCGGCTTTGAAGCCGGGCCGATGCGCCAGTTCCATGGCAGGCCAAGATCCGCTTCGGAAATCGGCAAGGGGGCAACAGTCGTGTCCAGCACCACCACCCGCGCGCCAGTCGGCACTATGCTGACCATGGAACCTTCCGTTCCACGCTGGCCGCGAAGCAGGCGAGTCAGACGGTATCTTCCCGGCGCAATCAGTTCCGCATTCCCGGCCTGAACGACTTCCCATTGCCCGGCGGCGGTTTCCAGCGCCAGCGCGTTGGCCCCACCCAGCAGCGTTATGTCCGTGACGCTTTCCAGCGTGCCGGAATAGAGATCGACCACCAGTGCATTGCCAAGATCGAAGCGCGACACCGGCCCTGCAAAGAAGTCGGCCGCCAGCACACCCAGACGCGCCCGCGAGCTGAAGGTGGTCAGCAAAGCAAAGCCATCCGTCGCGGCGCTGCGGTAGACGGCGATTTCGCCGGGCCATGGTTTGGCATGGGCCGCAACCATGGGCCGATGCGCAGGCTGATCCTCGCGCAGTTGCGGAAGGTCCAGCAGAACGATGTCGGGGGAACCGAAAACAGTCGGTGTCGACAGCGTTGCCGGTCGAGGCTCTCCCGGCGGCAAGTCATAGACCGCCCGGTCCTGGCGCACCGCATCGATGCTGCGCAGGTCGGAGTCCGCGATGGACACCAGCCGCATTTCCGTCAGGCGGCCATCGTGGTCGAGCAGGATCACATCGCAGGGATCCAGCGCCAGTCGCGAGGGCGGCAAGCGGAAGACGGCACTTTCCCGGCCTACCCATGCTTCCATCAACGCGCGACGGCAGCGGCGTTCGGCTTCTTCAGGCGGGATCGCCATCGGGAAGCTTTCCGAGGCGATGCGGGTGGTGTCGACGGTGATGCGGCGTGCTTCGACCTGTGCGGCGTCATAATCCTCGTCGGCGCGGGCGACCTGCCACTTCAGCGCCTGCGGCAGTTCGGTTTCCTGCGCCCGGGTTAATTCCATCACGTCGCCCTGCGCCGAAGCGGGTGCGACCATGCTGTCAGGGGTGACTGTGGCGCTGGCAATCCGACCGCGCATCAGGAACTTGATGCGCCCTTCGCTCTCGACGCCATCGAAACCGAAATGCCGGGCCAGCGTGGAAATCGACGCGCGCGGGGCTTCCAGTGCCGAGATCACATAGCCCTCGACCGCGCCCCAGAGGCCGGAGACGTCGATCAATTCCTCGGGCATTCCAGCGCGCAAGCAGAGGTGCCTCACCAGCGCAGCGAGCGACACAGCCCCCAGCCGCCCTGTCAGCCAGTGACCCAGCCGCCAGTTCGGGCCATCGGTCCAGACATCGGTCAGTTCTGGAAAGAACGGATAGGGCCGTGCATCCCAGGTCCAGGCGGCGCACTCCGGAACATGCACCATCCGGTTGCCGTAGACTGAAGACACCGGGTTATTTGCAACAACACCCCAGAACAAATAGGTCGCCTCGAGATAGGCCCGCTGGATCGCATCATCCCGCCAGCCCCGAGAAAAGTAGGGCGTGAAGCTTTCCGAGGATTTCGGGTCGAAGAACACGTTCGGCTGGTTGGTGCCGCGATCAATCGCCGGGCACCCCAGTTCCGTAAACCAGATTGGTTTCGATTGCGGCACCCATGCCGTCGGCGTGCCGATTTCGACACCGCCGGGTCGGTTGAAATGCGGGTTCTGCCACCAGGCGCGCAAATCCTTGAAGCGGAACACCCACGGTTTTCCGACACCGCCGTCGGTGATCGGCGTCCGAGTCTGCGCTGTCCGGTCAAGAGCGCTGGCGTAGAACCAGTCAAACCCCTCGCCGCCAGTGATGTTGGATTGCAAATAGGCCCGGTCATAAATCGCAGCCGCCAGCGTGGCGTCAGCGTGATCGAACCCGTCGCGCCAATCGGACAGCGGCATGTAGTTATCGATGCCGATGAAGTTGATGTTTGCATCCGACCAAAGTGGGTCGAGGTGAAAGAACACGTCGCCCGAGCCATCAGCGGGGTGATGGCCGAAATACTCCGACCAGTCGGCCACATAGCCGATCTTGGGCCCAGCGCCGAGGATCGCACGCACATCAGCCGCGAGAGCCTTGAAGGCGGTGACGGCAGGATAGGTGCTGGCGCCCGAGCGGATCGTGGTCAAGCCGGGCATTTCCGAGCCAATCAGGAAGGCATCGACGCCGCCTGCCGCTTTGCACAGATGCGCATAGTGCAGGATCATCCGGCGCAAGCCCCAGTCGCCAGCCGGGCCGGTCCAACTCACAGTGGTGCCCGATACGCTGAAATTGGCAGGTGTCGCAGTCCCGAACAGGGATGACACTTGCGTTGCAGCGGTGGCTGTCTTGTCCACCGACCCTGCAAAACCCGCAGCCGGGGAACAGGTGATGCGGCCGCGCCAGGGGAACGTCGGCTGGCCAGATGTGGCGGCATTTGCGCTGTAGGGGTTGGGCTTGGTGTTGCCGGGCGGCACATCCATCAGGATGAAGGGATAGAAGGTCACCCGCAGCCCACGCGCCTTCATCTCCTGGATGGCTTGCACTACTGCGAAGTCGGCAGGCGTGCCGCCATAGACAGGACGGTCCTCGGCGTCGCGGCTGACGAGGAAGGCACTGGCGCGCGAAACGCCATCCACAACCCAAGCCGAGGGCGTCGTGGTCTTGGTGTCCACCTCGACGCCCGGCCGCACCTTGCAGTTCCCAACGCGCAGATCATCGCCGAACCACGCGACAACCAGGCTCACGCTTTCCACAGCCGGAGCGAGGGACTGCAGCCGCTCCAGTGCCACAACGATGTCGGCCGTGTTGGTGATCGCATTCAGGTTCTCGGCCACGGTCGTCCCACCGGAGCCCGTGGTCTTCTTGACGGGGGCGGTCGCATAGGTGAACTCGCCCGAGGCCGGGATCATCGTCACGGCCTTGACCAGCCCTTCGGCCGTGTCGGGATCCGCGAGGGGGCGGAACACTTCGAAGCTGATCTGGGGCAGGCGGTTGCCGAAAGCGCTGAGGTTCAGTTCTTCAAAGACGACATAGGCGGTGCCACGGTAGGCGGGGGTGCTCGCCGCCCCCATCTTGGCGGAAATGAACGGATCGGGGGCCTGCACCTCGTTCCCCGGATACCAGCGCCAGGTGACGCCCGTCATGTCCATCGGTTTGCCGTCCGCCCAGACCCGACCAATGCCGGTGATCTCGCCCTCGCACAGCGCCACGGCGAAGCTGGCAAAATAGAGGTATTCCGTGGTCGTGACCTTCGGCCCGCTGCCCTTGCCGCCGCCCTGGCTGGTGGTGTTGACCTCCTCGCGAAAATCTGTGGCCCAGATGATGTTGCCGCCGATGCGCATGCGGCCAAAAAGACGCGGGATCACCGCGCCCTCGGTCGAAGATGTGATGCGCAGGCTGTCCAGCCGCGCGCCCTCGATCCGTTGGGCCGGGGCCAGCGACGAGACGATCCAGTTGTCGACCACTGACCCGATGGTCGAGCCGATGAAGCCACCGATGGCCGCGCCGGAAAAGCCGAGGATGGCCCCGCCAAATGCGCCGCCAATCGCGGAGCCAACGGCACCGAGAACAAGAGTTGCCATGTGCGGGGTCTCAATCTTTCGGGAACAGGAAGGCGAAGGCGATCTTGCGCGCCCATGTCGGGGTCAGGACTTCCTCGAAGACGCCCAGCCGTTCATAGGCGTGGATGAAACGGTCGGGTCCAGTCAGGATCCCGACATGCTTGGCGATGGCACGCGGGGCCATGCGGAATAGGACAAGTGCACCCGGACCAGTTTCGGTGGCGACGATTTCAGGCATCATTGACCTTGCGCCTTCGGCCAGCACCTCGCGGTGGCCAGTCTCGCCCCAATCCCGACTGTAAGGTGGGATCGGGAAAGGCTCATTGCCCACGACCTCGCGCCAGACACCGCGCGCCAGGCCAAGGCAATCGCAGCCGACGCCGCGCAGACTGGCCTGATCATGGTAAGGCGTGCCGAGCCAAGACCGCGCGACGGCGATGACCAAGTCGGGATCGGCGGTGATCACAGCACGTTTCCTTCATGGCCGCCGTCCTGACTGGCATAGCGCAGTACGGCGTCTTGGCCTGGGATGTTGGGGAAGCCCCGGAAGTTGGCGACATTCGCGAACTTGGCGTTGCAGGTTGCGATGCGCTTGTCGCAGCCCGCCCGCGCGACAAAGCTGTCGCCTTCGGCGATGGCACGCACCGGCGCTTCCAGCAGGGTCAGGGTGGCGATGCTGCCATCCACACCATGCGCCAACATTTCAGTGACCCGCCCCGCATTTGCGCCGCTGGTCCAATTAAGGGTTCCAGACGCGAACCAGCCCGCATCAAATGCGGCTAGTCCCGAGGCCATAAATGCCCTGTCACGCAACAGGTCCGTCACGACACCCGTGCCTTTGTAGATCGCGTTTTCCAGATCGATGCCGCAGCGCGCATTGCCCAACCTTGCATCACACCCCGCCTGAAACGTCCGCCCCACGGTCTGGCCTAACACATGCGCCAGCGACCTGACTTCCGCTACGAAGGCCATGCGGCCGCGCCGGATTTGCCCGACAGCGCCCCGGCGCAACAGAACGCGCTGGCTGGTATCGGCCCAGTTTACCCGCCAAAGCTCGACTGCCGCATTGTCCCAGCGTCCGTCGAGGATATCGGTTTCCATGATCCGGTCGGAGGTCAGCACGCCGGTGGCGTCTTGCGCATCGACCGCGAGTTCGGACCCGGCGCGGATTTCCGAGGCCGCGAACCCGCTCTCCGGTTCAAACGCGGTCCCATCAAAGGACAGTGGACGGTCATGGTCGGTAAAACCAAGCGCCACGCCGTCGGCCCGCGAAATCCGCCAGCACCAGGAAAGCGTGGTGGTGCCATCATCGAGATGAGCTTGCAGAGCTGGCGAAGGGGTTTTCATCGGCACGTTCCCGTCATGCGGTCGTCGAGGTCGGCGATCCAACTGGCCCAGTCGGGAGCCACGCCTGTGACTGTCGCGTTGGCGGGGCGGCCAAGGCGGGCTTCGGCATAGGCGGAACAGCCTGCATCACCAGCGCGCATCGTTGTTGTGCAGCCGGTCAGCAGGATCGCCAGCACCGCGACCGTCACGAACGGCCACGCGCCCGCGCTCCGCGCGCTCGATCTTGTCCGCCATTGCATCGCGTTCCCATTCCAGTTTGCCCACACGTTTGCCTTCCGCGCGGCCCCAAAGCCGCCCAAGCACGACGCCCCCGAAGGCACCGAGGGCAGCAATCAGCCAGAACAGGATGTCAGCCATCATCCGGCTCCCCACCCGACGCCGACACGCAGAGCGCGGCAATGAACGTGCCCATCGCCCCGCCCACGATCATGCCCGCCAGAAACTCAAGCATCGCCCCGGAACCCGCGTTCGATCCGGTCGCGCAGACCAATCAGGCCAAGACCGAGGGTGATCAGGGTCATGGGCGAGGCATCGCCCGCTCCGGCGAGGATCGCGACCAGTCGGGCCAGTTCGGCGAGCTGGCCTTGCTCGGGCAGGAACAGCGCGCCGCTGCCGGTCAGCACGGCGAGTAGACCCGCCCACCAGGTCAGCGAGGTAGGTTGGAAATAGCGCATGGGTCAGACCCTCCGGTTGAAGTTGGAGAAAAAGGTGACCAGGCGTGCGAGCCAGCCACCGGGCGAAGTCGGCGCTGACGGCACGGTCAGCGGCACCGGCTGGCTCGTCGGCCGCAGCAATGCCAGCGCCTCAGCCTCGGTCAGTCGTCGGACCGGCCGCGAGAAATCCACCCGCCCGTTGCGGTCGACCGCCCAGACCGGGATCGTGCCGGTCGGATAGCGGCCGTCGCGGAACAGATCGTGTTCGGCCTCGCGGCGCGTCCGGATCGCGGCGGGGCGGAGCCAGCCCATGAAGCCTTGTGCTGCGGCGGCGCGGTTGCCCGCGTTCAGGTGGCGGGTCAGCGATGCCTTGGCGATGCCGCCGGTGTTGTAGTGGAAGCTGACCAGCGCATCGAACTCGTGCGGCTCCAGCGGCACCTTCGCCGCGCGCAGAACCTCGGCCTCGTAGGCCACGATGTCGGCGCGGAAGAGCCGGAACGCCTCGCGGATCCCGGCATCGAGATCGGCGGGCATGCCGCGCGGCATCTGGGCCGGATCGGGCGGCCCTGCCGAGGCAGTGTGGCCGATGCCGAAGGTCCAGACGTTCTTCACATCGAGATATGGTCCGGGCACGAGTCCTTCGTGCCGGACAAGGGCCATTAAGCCCCGGTCGGTCATGTGCATGGGATCACCCGAAGAGAGAGGAAAGGATCAGGATCAGCGCGGCAACCAGAAGGCCGATACGCAGGCGATGGCTGAAGGCCTGTGCCGGATCGGCGGCATCGCAGCGGATGGCGCGCGCAAGGCGGAGAAGTTCATGCATCACCGTTGCCCCCCTTGCCGCCACGCAGCCGGGCGAGGACGACTTCGATGAAGGCGGGGCCGAAGACGCCGACCAGATAGGCGGCCGACCCCGCCGCACCCCCGGCCGGGATCGCTTGCGATGGCAGGCCAAGCCAGGCGGTGATGACCGCCATCGACAGACTGCCCATCCCGGCGGCGATCAGCCCTCCCAGCAGGATGTGGCGCAGGGCATCGCGCAGCCGCATCCGCGTAGTCAGCGCATTGGTTGCGCCGCCCAACGCGCCCCAGGCCGCCAGGATGACGGCGGTGGAGGTTGCCAGATCGCGCAGCACAGCGGCGACAAAGCCGGTTTCTTCGTTCATCGCCGGATCTCCAAGAGCGGGATGGATGTGATCGACCCGAGCCGCTCAAGGTCGAGGGTGACGTCGAGCATGTCGGTGTCGAAACGG